TTCATCAGCTGCAAACACAATTCCTTCACGCAAGAAGGGCTTTTGCTGATATTTGGCTTCCCATTCGTTAGCGTCTAACCTAGCTTTCATATCGACATAATATTTTGTTGAAAATCCAACGCCATACTCATAATCGAAATTCGATTTACCCTCATCATTCAAAGCTGGAATTTTTCTAAACCGATACATTGGATTATCGTGATTTAGTTTCTCGATTTTTCCAAGAGGGTCATATAAATTCCATCTAGTTCCAACCATAAGTTCCCTTGCGCCATCAATCTTACGGTCAACCATCTTATTCAGATATTCTTGATATGTATTTTCTAATCGGGTAGGACTTAATGAATGTTGCCTATCTCTTACAAGGTCATCCACATACAAATAACCATCGGAAGAAATATCAACGGCACCCGTCCAAGTTCCTTCAATACCACGGCAAGTCATTGTTGCAAATCTATCTGGCTTGTCCAGGTTTATTTCAAAATCATCAGCACTCTGTTTTTGAAGTTTTGACTGTGGAAAAATTTCGCTGTAGTTGTATTCCTGCGTATTAATGAGATTAAGAAGTTCTCCGTAAAATCCTTTTGCCAGTTTTCCAGAATGACCGCCCATAGCACTATGACTATTCGGTCTTTTCCCCATTATCCATGACATAAAGAAAATACACATAGTAGATTTTCCAACACGGCTTGGGAGTGATAAGCCGTAAAACTCTATCTTTCTTTCTTCCAAATCTTGTAGGTCTTTGGCTACCACATGTAGTGTTTTTTTTCGTGGAATATAAAATTTCTTGCTGTCCGGTCTATTTTTCTCCATATAAAGCAAGTAACTTTCAAATAAATGTGGTGCTTCTAGTAACAAATACTGCCAGTAGATATCGTCAAAGTCACCACTGCCAGTTAATGCAGCACACTTCTCTGCTATGTTATGTGAGTATTGACTTACTTTCATAGCCATTTTCCGTGCTTCTTGATTCTTATTGAAAGGAAGGTCAATATTCATATTTAAGAGCAAATCAAGGCAATCTTTTTGATTTTGATAGATTGTCATATCACTACTGATAATTTGATTCAGCACTGCCCGATACCATTCAAGCGAGCCTTCTGTAATTTTTCCCATAAAAATAGAGCCAGACCTCCTTTCTTCTTAGGATTTAGTCTGGCTCTCATGTGGCTCTCTTGACTGTTTTACTTATTATTCAGCATTCTCATCAGCTGTCATATCTCTTGTATCTACGATTGTAGAAGTGTTACCTCCTTGAATCTTTGGTACTTCACCATTCCATTTATCAATCTTCTGTTTTTCAATCAGTTCGGGAGTAAGAGATTCTGCGATTTTTCTATTTGCTTCTGCTTCAGCTTCTGCTTTAATCTTAATAGCTTCAGCTTTACCTTCTGCATCAATTTTGGCCTGTTCCGCTTGGATAGATGCTTTCTCCTTTTCCTGTTCAGCAGCAATCAGTGCAACTTCTTTATCTTTATCAGCTTGTACTTTGGCTGTTTTAGCTTCAATGTTAGCAAGTTCTAATTCTTGCTGTGCATTTACCTTCTTTTGGATTGCAGCCTGTGTTTCATCATCAGTGGAAATGGAAGTAAAGTTTACTGTATCAATAATAATTCCGTATGGCTCAAACTTCTGCTTAAGATATTCGTCAAGTGCTTCATTCAGTTCCTGGCGTTTATCACCGAAAACATCTGTTACTGGATATTTCGCAGTTACTTCCTGCGTCCATGCTTTCATCTTAGGCTTAATAAAAGTATTTTTCACAGATTCCCCGGATTGACCTTTGAACTGAGTAAATACATCAGTTACTCTGCTCTGATCGAATTTATAAGAAAATTCAAGGTCAACTTGAAGTGATTTTCCATCTGCCGTTGGGGTCTTGAAACTTTCATCTTTTGGAGAATCACCCTTATCCTCAGATGTAAGATAAGACTGCTCGATTCCAACGGAATACAGTGAAGTTTTTACTGTTGGTGAAATCACATGCCATCCCTGTGTAAGTACATTCTTAGAGATTCCTCCGTTCATTTTATACTCGACTGCAATATATCCTGCCGGAACTCTTACTGTGCATTTTGCAATACATATAAGTCCTGCGACAATGACAACAGCTAATCCAATTCCACCTAAAAGTCCTTTCTTCATTTATTATCCTCCTTTTTTTGACTTTCGTCTTTATTTAACTCATCAATAGCATTTCTGCCAATGTGGTTCAATAATTTACCCAGTGGTTGAAATAATTTGTAAAGCAGGAACCATACTGCTGCTGCTCCACATATCACTAGAAATATAAATACTGGATTCATTTAATCACCTAACTTTCTGCAAATTTCAATAAAATCTGGCTTACTAAGTTCTTTCAACTTATCAGCATACTTTGGAAATTCATGCGTATATATCGGATGACCTAAAAGCTTTTCCGCGTATTCGTATGCAAGTCTTCGGTCATCCCCTGTAAGCATACAAATTCCTGTGTAGGTTTCAATTACTACGGCTTCTTGTTTTGTCATACATATCCTTTCTTGATAAAATCATCTTTTTAATTCCGTAAAAATATTTTCAATTACTTTCCACTCTGCGAATACTGCCATTGTTAATAATGGTATTGCTGAAAGTCCCCAATTATTTTCAATCATCATTTGTATTGTAGCTATTAAATAATCTGCTACCCATTTGGATATTATGAAATTCGCAATTATCCAACATATTTTTCTGATTTTGTTCATTTGCTCACCATCTTTCTTTTTGATTTCAAGTATTTTCTGTATTTGCGACTGTATTTACGAAGAATTAAATCAAGCATAATGCTATTTGTCTGTTCTACGTTTTCTGACATAGTTGTGAGATATGGATAATCTTCTCTATCATCTACTAATGTCTTGAAGATCAAGTCTAAAGCAAACTGAGCACTGACAGGTGGGTCGCACAGTTCAAAGTCTTTATCCTTGTACCACTCATCAATCTTATTTTGGAATCCATCAAAGGATATTTCTTCGTTCCATATCATACATTCACCTCAAACTCTTTCTTGCAATTACTACCCTTACATTTCAGTTTCAAGTGCTGAATCTTCGTGTTTGGGCTAATCAGAAGCGCTTTCTTCTGGCAAAAAGGACAACAGGCGTATTTCGTTCCGTTAATATTCCGTATCAATGCCTGTCCATTCCACGGCTCGGGTGGGTTCATGTATTCAGAAAAATCTATCCCTTCGGATTCTAATGCTGATTTAATGCTCATTTATTTTTTTCTTACTCCTTTTCGCCCTGCAACTCTACGCTCCTTTGGTTCCCCGTGCATCTTTTTTCCGTTGTTTGTTAGGTATATTCCGTATCGCATCAATGCTCTGGTACTTCCAGTGTTGCTCAACCAAGCACACATAAATGTTTCAAAAGACATATCAGTTCAACCCATGAACCTTTCTTAGATTTGCATACCGGTCAACAAGTACGTCCAATGCGGTCTGAAGCTGATTGATTGTAATGCAGTCATCCTGGTGGCGTTGTTCATACCATTCGATAGATGGATGACCAGTATTTACATTTTCAACTTCATCAGTTGGAAGCTTCCAGTTATCATTTTCAAGAAGCTTTTGGTTAATTGTCTCCGATAAAGCTTCATAGTCCAGGATTATATGCTGCTTCTTCTCACATTCTTCAGATAGTCTCACAACCTCTTTTTTTATCTGTTCCTCTGTCCAGTTTGCCATATCCTCAAATTTCATATTTACCACCTCTGTCTTCGAAAATTGTTTCTTCCAAGCATAAATTTTTCGGCTGAAAAATTATCCTCTACATTAATATTTGCTTCACGGTCTTGCACCTCATATCCGTTTGGGGTTAATTCAAGTTTTGCAGTATATTAAGCTCCGCAATTGGTGCATTGCCATGTCACATTTAAAAAGAGTCCTTTTTCTATAAAAGGGTTTGTGAAATCGGCATTTTCACATTTCAATATTCCACCGCAAACAGGGCAATTGCGTTTATCAAGTAAATTTAGCATTCAAATTCCCTCCTCTCCCTGTGCTTCATCTGACAGGCAATCATTTTAGCTATGTTTTCACGTTCCTGTTTTATTCCATGCCCCTGCCGGAACAATTCACATTCCAGAATCTGTCCACATTTGGAACATTCGTCTTTGATTTCTTTACCGCATACTTCAATCATTTTCATCACCACAGTAAATCAATAAGTAATTTGCAATTTTTCTAAGATCATTTTTCCCATACAGACGAATTCCATCTTGCAATCCTCTGTCAATCAGCCAATCAGCTAACTTTATTGGTTGTGTAGGTGGTTCATCTTTGGATTTTTCTATCTTAAAATCATCTATTAAACCACCTCTATTTATAAGTTCAGAAAGTTCGCTCATCGGTACTATGCCTCCTTGTTTTCCATCTTCTTTTCCCGCCCTAAACTCGCAACAACACCCTGGCTCAGTAAAGTCTGCACAATATTCACTATCGCCATTGAAGCAAACTCATGTGAAGTCATCATGTCTTCTGCAATTCTTACAACTTTTTTCGTTCATAAATTACCTCGATTTAGAAAAATCCAGTGTGCCGACTTGAACGGCATAAATCTCCCAACGAGAAACACTGGAACTTTAGGGGGAAAGTGCAACTTCTGGCAAATTGCCATTGCCAGATAGAAACAACAGGAATCGAACCTGTGTCACATGATATTGAGTATCATTGCTCTACCACTGAGCTATGTTTCATATCACCGCCTGTCACGGTCAGTTTAGAAACTGAGTTGATTTTCAC